CCCACTTAATCTCCATGAAATCGGAGGGCATGCGCTCCACGACTGGGGACACAGCTCGATTCGCGGAGCAATTGGTGGACGCGGCTGCCGTGGTGTGTAAGCCATAAGTGGCCTGCGCACCGGACACGATTCCCTGGCGGTTCAGCTCTGATCCAGGCCAGTACAACTGAACGCACGCTGCCAAGCAGCGGTAGTTAGAGCATTGGGTGGTCAAGAAGCTGGCGCCAGGGATGTATGCGAGGGCACTAGCGTTGGAGCCGTTGAGAGTCAGCGCCACACCGTCCGTAGCTGCCTCGGCCTGCAGGACCCCGCACCCTCGCGGGGCGGCGGCCTGATTGTTAATCGCTCCGGGAGTGATGATCATCATACCAGCCGTGGCTGCTGCGCCATTGCCGAATATGAAGTCCTTCTCGAATCGTGTAACTTGGCCACCCTGGTTTGATCCAGGGCCGTGCACCAGAGGCCCGGTACACGGGTTAGCCAGCAACTCAACATAGCGTTGAAACGCTAGCTGGTCGCTGGGTATAAGGCTGCGCGGTCGGAGCAAACGTGCCTTGGCTTTATTCTTCCGCTTGTTATTAATTTTGGCCATGGTTCTAGAGGTTCAGGTGCTCAGGTGAAGAGTCGGGGGGTCGAATCTTCACCGAGCCGGGGTGGTGCCAGGCGAGGACTACCCTATCGTATTCACGCTCAAGTGCCTCCTGTTCATCCGGGGTTATCCCGAATGCCAGCCAGTAGGAGTACCTAGCGGCCGCCGTGGGGGTGGTGTAGTGCCGGCTCATGTCCCGTGCAAACCGCATAAATCCGGTTACCTGCGTGCAATCACCGCGCAACTCTTCCCCTTTGGCTCCCCGCATCAACGCAGCATAGAAATGCTGCTGCACGGGGATGCCGCCTGTTAAGGCCATGCCAGCTCGTCCCACGGACAGTCTCCACTTGTCGAATATGGAGGGCCCATCCAATGGTTTGATACTGATACAGTCCTTGGCGGTGGCCAACCGGTGCTTGCGCACCATGACCCACCGTTCTCCGTCGTATACTGGCTGCGACTGACAGAACTCCACACGTTCGAAGTCAGTGACAGGAGCCTCCGCTTTGAGCGTGAACCCCATACGCTCGAACCACAAACCCATGTTGCCTGAAGATAACCGACTCAGCTCGCTCTGGTCCAGGATCAACACGCAGTCGTCACCGTTATTGGCCAGTTGCGCCTTGACGCCTACGCTGGAACAATAACTCCAGACCAGCGCGCTCATGAGCAAGCAATTGCCCGTGGACGTGTTCATGTCCCCGGAGAACCGCATGCCCTTGACTCGGTACTTGACTCTGCCATCCAGACATCGGGCGACGCACTTGGTGTCGAGCTGCCATGAAAGCAACTCGGCAAGACGCGTGCGGTCTCCGGACTGGAACATCGACAAGTACCTCTTGTGTTCCCACTCTAAAGCGGGGACACTCACGTGCTGGTCGAATCTGCTGGCATCGAGCCCTATCGCTACTGGATGGGAGAAAGCCTCCCATTTCCGGCGCAGTATGGCTGCAGTGCGGTGGGCGTTGCACCCCTTTAGCACTGTCCGATGCCCCCAGATGGTGTCGACCTGGTGGTACACCTGGTGTTCGATCTTCTTCAGGAACACTCCGACCTCTACGTTGTACCTTGGACTCCTCGGGTGTATGAGTCTTGGTGCCGGGTCAGGCTTTGATCCGAAAGGGATCTTCTCAGCCTTAAGAAATGAGTTGGAGTTGGCATCGCTGCGCTGGAGTGGCGCGTTGATTAGGCTCTCCGCCGCGGCCTCGTAAATGGTGCGCCTGCGACCCAC